TGTACCGTATGTATTTGTATAGCCGCTAATGCGGCGATATCCACCAGTGATAGATGGCTCGTAATTAACTAGCTGAAGACCGCTGCCGGGATACAACTCTCCCTGCGCTAGCATGTCCTTGTTTGTATCTAAGCCACCTTGGCAGCTTACTTTATACGCCTGAATCTTATCAGCCATTCAGCACCCTGAAGGATGTGACCGGCTTCATAATCATTGTAGAGCGCATATACAATGGCTCATCCATAAGCAAGCGGCGCATACCTTTGATGCCTTGTTCAAACTTGTCTTTATGGATGGCAGCGCTTTGTTCATTGCTACGGAACAACATCATGAACATCATAGCGCCGTCAATGATTACATTGTTGAAACGCTCTGGAATAGCACAAACGCTTGAGAACAAAGTTAGAGAAGCTGGAAAGCTCCAGTATTTGTATTCAATGATATAAGCTTGGTCCGGTGGTGGAGACACAATGAACTTTGATTCTTGAGTCTGACTAACTACACTGGTTGGACCATATCCACCTGTGCCACTTGTTTCATCTTGACCACGATGCTTATCAACATATTCAACATATGTAATGACAGGCAACTTGCCGGGTTCATTGCTATCGTTGAGCTTCTTAATGTAGAAGCTTTCCCAATCAACACTGCTCAAGTCAGATGGAAATGAATAAGATGCTTGACCCACTGTAAGAGTCTGTGGATATGTAATAAGTGTGAAAGGCCATTCTTGTCCAGAATGAAGCACTTCCCTTATGGATGAATTGATGGAGTCTTTAGCAAGAGCTTGGACATTACGGGCAGCAGCGAAGTTGGTAGAGTCAAGCTCTACTTCATTCAAGCGGCGCAGCAATTCATTCGTAAGAGCAAGGTAGGTTGATGACATATTTGTTATCTGGAAATAGGAAATAAGAAAGCCCCTTGTGAGGGCTTCCTTGTTTACTAGCTATTAAGCCAGTTGGTCGCGGTCAGCAGCGCCGGGAGCATCGTTGTCAGACACATCCACAATCAAAGCCCACACCCGCACTGTTCCAGCGGAGATAGCGGTGGTCGAAGTGGCGATCAGCAAGTCAATGGTGTCAGCACTAGCACCGATTACGACAGGCTGGAAAGCAGCAGCGTTTTGAGCATAAGCGCCAACTGAGCTAGCAGCAGCCAGCGTAGCGCCGTCAACGAATACGTCAGCGTCAATGCCAGTGACACCAAGGTCAATAGTAACGTCACCAGTGATGGTGGCTGTCACTTCGTAACCAGCGTTCAACACAATGGATTGTGCAGGAACGTCAATTGCTTCGATGACATCAGCAGCAGCCAACGCGCTACCTTTAGAGGTGGTAGCAGTTGCGAAGTTGATGGTTTTTTCAACCACATAAGGGAGACGACCAAGCGAACGGGAATGGTGTTGCCCATTACCAATACCGCTGGAGAGATCAATAGTTGCCATGATAAATTTCCTTTGTTAAGAGTTTGAAACGAAGAGGGCCGAAGCCCTCCTCTGTTGCTTTAAGCTACGTTGAACTTGGCAGTGACCAGAGCTTCAGGACGCAAGATTTTTCGACCATAGAGGTGCATGCCGCGAACAATGTCAGCGAAGCTGTCAGGGTCACGATATGTCTCAGTCTTGTTGATCTGCTCAGCAGAGGCAACAGCGCTGTCATGACCAGCAACGATCACACCATAGTTGGAGTTCTGGTTAGCAGTACCAGCAGTGCCGGGACCAGTGCCAACCTTTGGCAGGTTGTTAGACACATACACCTTGAAGCCGTGCAGGTTGTTCAAGATCAGACCGTTTTGCAGACCAGAGCCACCGAAGTCGCCATTCAGCAAACGGCTATCTTCGTCTTTCAGCATCTCGACCAAGATTGGGTCAAGCACCAACCAACGACCATTGGTGTCCACGTTCTGTTGGTCGAGCAAACGACCCATACGAGCGATCATCATCAATGGGGAAGCAGTGGCTGTAGGCAAAGCAGTAGCGCCGGGAAGGCGTGGTGCGATAGGGATCGAATGATCGCCAGCGGAAGCAGTGGTGATGTTGGTGAAGCTGCTTTTGATCAGCTTCATTGTAGTCAACAGTTCGTCAGAGCCAGCGGTGGAGACAGCTTTGGTGCCAGACACAGTGGTGTTGACAGCATTAGCAACCGCACCAATGGTAGACTGTGAGTAGCCAGACAGATAACCCAAGATTTCAGCGTCAAACTGATCTTTGAGGCGATAGCCAGCACGATCAGTTGCCATCTGCATGAAGTTGACATGCGAGTGAGCAGCTTCAATATCGTCCATTTTGAACGAGAAGTAGTTGGCCTTGTCAACTTGGAGGGTGAAGTCGCTGTCTTCCAAGTCTTGCGAAGTTACTTGCGTACCACGAGCATAGGCATTGACAGTGATCTCTGGCTCTTTGATAACTTTAACGCTATCGCCATAAGAATTGATTTCACCGAAGTAGTCGGTATTAGTGATTGCTTGAACCACAGATGATTTGCGGAAGGCTACTTGTACCTTCTTACTATAGATAACTGGCGAAAAATTGCCATTGGGTAGATTGCCATAATTGGCAGCTGATTGAAAAGCCATGATAGTTTCCTTTATATTAGGCTTGAAACATTCACAGGTATCAGTCTATCGGGCCTCAATACTATAGGTGGTCAACAAAAAATACACTAGTTATATTTTCAACTGACGGCTAACGATGTAGGGTTATCGGGTAACTTGTTACTTGCGATACTAAACCGTGGTTACTAAAAGAGCTACTTTTTTCACCACGGAATTAAGGTAAGTTATATTACATAGTTATAAACTTGTCAAGTGTTATCGAGCGCCACCGGACAAATCACGAATAAATGTACCATTACGCATGGATGCAACAATAGCTTCCTCATTAGCCTCATATTGTTGAATCGTCATTTTGTCAACTTGACTCTCTGAAAATACACCTTCAGTATTAGTAGCTGATGGTGCATTGCGTTCAGAGCGAGTATTAACACTACGCGCAGCGTCTTTAATGTCATCTTTCTTAGTACGAGTCTTGATGCCTTTATCAGCTTTGTACAAATCAATGGCACGAGAAGCGGCAACAGCGTCAGTATCGTTCTCATACAGGGCTTGTTGCAGCCATTTAGGTTGCTGCTCCACCCAATCATGGAACTCATCGTCCTGTTTAATCTGAGCAAAGTCTGGATGCAGACGCATTAGATCGGCTTCAGCCTTATCAATCAATGCTTGTTTCTCAAGATCATCAATGCGTTTGAGTCGTTCTTCAATACCTTGAGATTGTTCTTTTGCTTTCTTCATAGCAATAGTTTCAACAATCTTTGCAACATCTGGATATGATTGCATCCATTGAGCAAGATCGGCTTCACTTGATGGAAGCTTCATTTCTTTAGCAGCTGTCTTCTCAAGTTGTTCTTTTATAGAATCAAGTTGAGTTTGCAGATCGTGCTGAATCTTTTGTGAATGCCTACGCAGATCACCATACCGCTTCTTGAAAGTTCGCTCTTCAGCATCAGTTGGTTCTGGACCATCAAGGTCATCGTCTTTCTTAACAGGCTCAACTGGTGGAGCATTACGCTTCTCTTCTAATTGGCGAATCTCTTCTTCATCCTGTTCGATACGATCAGTGTTCTTATTACGTTTAGCAAAGGCAGCAACTTTAACTGGTTGCGGTATTACGACATCTGTCATTTAGTTTCCAAAGGTTGGGGCTAATGTAAGCCAAGCTCTGCTTGGGGAATAGGTAGCCATTAATGGTGGGAAGATATTAATTACTAGCCAGCCCACCACTGGTTATAGTATTCATATTATACACTATTATCTAGAAGCAAGTCCTCTTTTAGATTTAACAACAACATTCTTTTTCTTTTTGATAAAGCCGCCTCGGGCTAGACTCTCACCGTTACCGGAAGGCCCTTCTCCACCAGCATTCTCACCTGAGTTGGCGGCTGAGGCTGCATCTGCTCCCGCACTGTTGGTGTCACTTACACCACCGCCTTGGCCTTGTGATGCTGCCGACATATCCGCGTTGTACGCATCCTGCATCGACTGCATGGATTGAGCGTTCTGAGCAGCATCGACAGCAGCTTGTTCAGCTGCCCCAATCTGTGCATTATTGGCAGCATCTCGGTTAAATGCTTCTTGTTGTGCAGCTTGATAATCGGCAGTGACACCCTTGTATGTTCCTACATCTTCAACGGTAACAAGATTCGGGTCTTGTTTAGTACCAAAAGTATTTGCAATGGCACCAACAATTGGGCTTGATATAATATTCGGCAGCGCGTTAATGAGTCCCATTCCGGGAACAGCAACGTTTACAACTTGTTGCAGGAAATCATTGACTTTCCCCATGCGATCATCTCGTTGTTCTTTGGTTTCATTATCAAAGAAAGCAGCGGTACGCGCATCTACTGGCTGGTCAATACCTCCACCACCACCACTACCAGCGCCAGCATTAGCACGAGCAGCTGCGGCTGCGGTTGCGTCTTCAGCTTCTTTACCAACCTTTTGCTCAACTGGTGTATCTGTCTGAGTGAATCCTTCTGGAATGGCAGTCATTGGCCTATCGTTAATGTATGTGATATAAATGACACGACCATCGGCATGTTTAAAATAACGAACATCAACAACTGGATTGAACTTCATTCCTTCTTTATAGGTGTTTGACATAAAACCACCAGCTGCCATTTTAACTGTCTGCTCTTCGTTATCAACCTCAGACATAATCTCATCAATACTGCTGTTAAACTCATCATCATTCTCAGCAAAAGCTTCGTCAGCCTTTGGAGCTTCTTCAGCATTACCCATCTGACCAACTTCTTCCATTCGTTTCAAACCTTCTTTGGCAGCATCACGAATCTTCATTAGCTTCTCAAGACCAATGTATCGAACAACATCAGC